TTGACGATACTTATAAAGCTTGTCCAACAGACTCTTTAGAGCAGTTTCATCATGTTTTGACAATAGTGTTGTTATTTTCTTCTTGTATTCTTTATACTTCTTTTTTATAAGTTCTTTGTTGAAAGTTGGACTTTCCTTAACAGGTTCTTGTATCCAATCATTTTTATATACACTATATGAACTGGCTGAAGTGGGTACATGTGCTGTGTCTTGAACATATATTTCAACATCATGACCTTTCATGGTAATATTATGTTTGTTGTTCCAACCCACTTTTATAGCATCAAATAATGTTTGAGCATCATCTGCTGTCATATCCAAATCTTTAAAATCTGTGACAACATGCAAGTCAATATCACTATAATCTGTCCAATTATAATTGGTGATGCTGCCAATGATAACAATATCATGTATCTTTATATCTATATTATTTTCTGTCTTGAGATTGTTTACAAAATCTTTTGCAATCTGATATAATCCTTTGCGCACTATATTATCAAGTTTGGCACCATCTTCATTGATGTTCCAAAGTTTTGGACAAAGAGTATCTCTGTATAAAGGATATTTCATTCGATCACAAATGGTTGTAATTTTTTGATACTACTTGAAGCGTCGGTGTGATGAATAGCAATACGATGCAATGCAACATTGTCCCAAACATTTATGTTCTTTTGAGTATCATCTAGCAACACGTGAGTAACACGACCGGTCGTTTTTAGAATATATTCCGGTTTCTTTGAACCAGCAGACGCAATAATAACTTTCACAGTTGGATCAATATGCTTGCGAATCCATGCAGTTTTTTGTTGAACAATGCTGCTGCCTTGACCTGCACTCAAAATAACCGGCAGTGGGTTCTTGAAGTTCTCTTTGATAAAATCCCAAAGAATTTTAGCATCTGGAGTCGGTTTCAAATCAATCCAAAAATTTGGCTTGCTTGCAATTAATTTCCAAAATGAACTCTTTCCGTTCTTTTCTTCATATTCTTTTGGAGCCAATCCATCTGAAAGTTCCTTAAATCCAGCGTCCATATCAACCAAAACTCCATCCATGTCGCAGTATAATTGAACTTGCAGAGCACTTTTTTCTTCTTCTTCCTTCAATAGATCTTTTAACAATATATGCATATACTATAAATATCACGATTTTGTTGAATGAGCGAGTTTTTTCTTTGAGTTTTCCCAAACTATTTCAACACCATAACCGGCCAACATCAATTTATTTGTTTTAATAGCATCTTTGTTCCATTTTTCTTTTGCCGTCATGTGCAAAGACTTATTATAATAATCCGGTTGACATTTTGATGGATTGCAATGCCAATAATCACCGTAACATTCTATTGCTTTTTTTAACGACGGTATGTAAATATCCACCGAACATCTTGCATCTTTTAGATATTCTTCCAACCGTGCGTCTGGATATTCTAATAAAACAAGATCATAAGTTTGTTTTTGAAACTTAGATATGCGTTTTCCGTTTGATAATATGGCAGACGGGCTATCAAAATAGCACGCGGTTCCGTATTTTCTCATGCAAGTATTTGCAGCTTTTTCCGGATTGTTGTATTTATAATTTCCGTATTTTGTTAGTTTGGTTTCCGATATTTTCAATCGAGACTTTTTTGAATTCATTGGATTGTTTGTTAAAAATATGTTTCTGCACATCTCTTTGTGCTCATTGGATTTCACATTACATTCATTTGAACAATATTGCTGCAATTTTCCAGACCTTGGGTGTAGTATTCTTTTATATCTATCAAACGGTTTATTGCAATTTAGGCAATTTACAATTTCGTGATTTTGCGATTTTCTCCAAGCATACATGGCTTTTGTGTCTATGAATCTTTTATTTCTGTGCTTCCAATCAACCGTGAAATATTTACCAGTCCATTCGCAAATTTTATTTATTGACTTCGGGTTTCCATAATTTGTTTTCATATAAACATAAATATACGACCCTGTAGGCAAAATGATGAAATCCTGCTATATAAAAAAGAAACCCACTTTTTAGTGGGTTTCTTGTAATCAATTTTTTATGATTTATGCGCCCGGAAAAACAGCACCGCTCGGGAGTACATTGAAATCAAGTACGATAAATTCTGCTGTGCGTGTTGGTTGAATATAGATTTGTCCGTATAGAATATTGCGGTCAACCACATCAGGTGTGTTGTTGCTGTCATCCATGATTACCTTGAAGGAATAGATGCCAGAACGTTGTTGTACGCTTTCTAGATATGGATTAACGATGTTCAAGAAACGTTGACGAGTTGTTGATACATTCTGCTCAAACACTAGATAGCGAGAAGAAGATGCAATGAACTTTTTCAGTGCAATCAACAAACGGCGAACGTTGATGCGATCCAATGCAGAAGGCTGACGTTGCAGTGTCTTTTGACCCCATGCCACCACACCTTGACCTGGAAACGCTGCGATTGGATTAACGTGACCTTCGTATAGAGTGTCGCGCTCGGTATGTGTCAAACGATCAGCAACTTGAACGGCTTGTGGAATACCACCACGGTTCAGACCGGCGGGTGCAAACCATTCAGCAGCCACCTTGTCATTGGCGGCGTAAACGCTCATCATAACGACAGATGGTGGAACTGGTATGACTTTGTTGCTGTTGGTATCAACGATCTTGACCCAAGGATAATAGGTGGCAGCATAGTTTGTGTCAAACTGTGAAGCTATGTCTACTACGTTTTGGATAGAAGTATCACCAGCCATTTGGTTTGGTGCAATGTCCATGATATAAAATGCATCACCACGACGTTCACAGGTGTCGATAACGAGCGAAGCGACGTATGGATGATCTTGATATTGAATGCCGGGTGTTGTGATGAGATTAAAATCAAACTCATCTGCATTACCCAATGCAGTCAAACATTGTTTGTATGCGTAAGAACCATAGCTTTTGTTGGTAGAACAATCCAATCCTTGTTGATTGGTTGGTAAGATGTCATTACCAACCAGTAATGGAATCGAAGGAGATTGACCGTCAAAACCACCTTGGAAACCAAGAATGAAACGACGTTTCTTGACGTTTATATTTTCTTGGCTGGCAACATACAATGGAGTAATACCGCAGTTTGTTTCCAAATCAAATGCAGTGTTTGCTCCGGCTGCAAAACCAAGTGGAATTGGAGCAAAATATTGCTTGTTGTCAAGTTCTGGACCAACCGAACGACCGGATGGATACAGGGCCGAAAGATCATCGTCGGCTTGTGCTGGCGCTGGTTGAAATACAATGCCAGATGCATAACGACCTGGCTGCAACAAATAGGCAGACGCACTACAATATTGCATTGCTGGCAACTTGCTTAGGCGTGCATATTCTCCACCGATTGGTGCGGCATATGGGCCAAATCCAAATGGAATTGAGTCAACTGGCCACGGAGATGTTGCCATTTCAACGCGTATCAGCTTGCTCTTGTTGGAATAATCACCAAATTCAACAATCTTTCCGTTAAAGTCGATATAGTTATAAACATCTCCGATGCGACGAGCAACATAGTTGCTGCTGTTTACATCCAAGTTTAGACCGTCATAACGTTCTATTATTTGTGGTTTTGCGTCTGTGTCGGCGAATGCACGCAGAATCAGCGAGAACGAACCATATTTTGAACCTGGAACTGAACCAGCAGAACGAACGTTGTTGATTTCAACCTTGTATAGAGTATTGGCAGAAGTTCCATCACATATGGTATTCACTTTGAACAAGTCATACGCCAGAGACGCTGATGTATTGAAACCAGCAACCAATTGTGAGCGAATATATGGAGTATAAGCATTGGTCAAATCATAAAGAGATGTTCCAACGTCTGGTGTAATGCCATCAGTGAAAGCCATGTTATCGCGAGAAGAAATTTGAATCTTCCAACTGCCAGAAGCCAACATTTCATTTATAACTTCTCTTGTTCTGTTCTTGAAGTTTTTGTAGGTATAAGCAGCCTCGATCTTTTGACCGGCTGATACTGGAATAAATCCGGCTTTTGGATCAGTACCAAATACATTAGTTAGATAAGCAGAAGATTCTGTATCTAACGAGAATGTGTATGTACCATATGAACTGCTAACATATTGATTTGTGTCAGTGTCAAGGTGAACGTCATTTAGTACTAAACTATATTCCGCATTAAGGACTGTTGCATTGCTTGCTGTTTCCAACAGAACAGAGCCACTGAAACCAAATAGATTTTGTCCGCGATCATATGCCGTGTTGGCCAGAACAGCCAAAACAACTTCGTCACGACCAGTAACCATCGAGGCACTTCCACAACTGTCTTCACTGGAAATTGTATCAGGTGTCCAGTTGCTAACATTTATAGCACCATAAGAACCGGTCAAAATACCAGAGATATCCAAAGTGTAATTACAACCACCGGCTTCTAACAGCGTAATGCTTGCGGTTGGAATGGTTGATGCGGCTGGTAGATTGGAAGAAGTCACCGATAGATTATAAGCAACGCAAGAAAAGAAACTGCTGGTAGTAGAACCAGTTACAGTTTGACCCGCGACTGTTGTGAACGCAACATCACCAACAACTACAGTAGAACCGGCATAGATGCCAGATGAGAATTCCAAGCTCAACGAGCCAGAAACTGTGAATACTCCAGGTGAAACGTATGTTACTGAACTATCAAGCAACGATCCACTAAATGAACCGCTTTCAGCGAAGCGTGCGTATTGACCAGGAATTGCACTGATGATCAAAGCATCTTTTTGTTCATAGCCACCCAATCCACCAACGCGGCAGACTGTGACTTGACCTTGCTGACGCAAGTATTGTTGAGCAGCGATTGGACCATATAGTGTACCATCAGGATCACCAAAGATGCTTGTTAAGTCACCCTCGCTGGTTATTACCGTTGGAGAAAATCCTGGTCCCTTGTTGAAGGGAGCAACGACTACTCCACCGATTGCTGCCACACCTTGTGCCAGAAACGATTGATCAATTTCGCGGGTGAATACACCCGGTGAAACGACACGTTCTGACGGACTATAATTTGCATTTTGTTCTATTGCCATATGTTATTTTCTCCTGTTAAATTTGGATTAAAATTCTATATATAAGTATGTTAGAAAAACTCAAAACATAAAAAATATCAACTTGTGTGTCCAAATAATTAATTAACTTACTTTGGGAGAAAAAACACCGGTATTAATATCAAATGTTCCTTCACCATATTTGGCAACAATTTTGTCTAAAAATACTTTTTCTTGATTTTCAATAGCAGTGATTTTTTGTTCAATTCTAACTTCATTCTTTTTAACTTCACGCTTTTGAAGTTCCAATTGACCAAGAGCCAATGTGGTTTCTTCATAACCTTGACGAATGGCAGAAAGTTCTGTTATTTCTTCTTGGTTGAATTTAGTTGGGCTATTGGCCGTATTTTGAGCAGGTTGATTTAGTTCCATATAGTTTTATAACGTTTATTGTTTCATTCATATATATGGATATATATAGTCAAACAATATATATAATAACTAAAAACTTACCATTGCAAACTTTTCATCATTCACAACCATTTAAAGTTTATATATTATAACCATAATTGAATTTATCAAAATCTTCTTTATAAAATTTATATACTTTATCTTGTAATTCTTGTGTATAATATTCTTGATAAGGCTTGTCTATATGACTCTTTCTTGTGTGGTAATCAACAGTTCCGTTGGTTTTTTGCTTGATTTCGGCGAAACACTCTGCCAAGTTTTCGTATCTGTATATTTTTATATTTGTAGAGATGTGTTCACCGTCTGTCAAAAATGAAACTTGCGGTTCCAAATGTCCCTCAAACATTTGGATACGATCTGATTCGGTGTGGTCTAATTTTGTTAAAAAACTCTGAAATGATTCAGGAACATATGAATTAATTGCTTTGTTTATAGAAGCTTGATATAACAAATAGTGATATTCTGATACTATTCGGGAGTATGGATTTCTAACAACAGAAAATACAAAAAAATTTTTTAAAAAATAAAACGGCAATAACTTTTTAAGTTCCGAGTATGTGTAATGATACGCTGTTCGATGTGTCAATCTAACCACATCATCCACTGAAAATTTTTTGGGATTAACATAAATGGATGTCTTCTTTATGTCTTGAAAACACAATTCATCAATAGTGTTAACATCTATCAACCGTTGAACAGAACTGCCCGCACATTTTGGAATATGTACAAATATTATTCTGTGTTTATAACTTATAGGCATCCTTATATTCCCGAATGTATTTTATTTTGGTATTACCGTTCGTGGCAGATCCAGCAAAATGCAAAATAACGCCGTGTGAATTATGAACCATTTCTAATGTAAATGATTCTGGTACCGGTTCTTTAAAAGAATATATACTGTTCATGGCACCATACACTATCAAACTCTTGAGCAGTTTTTTTACTGGTTTTTCAACTGGTTTTTCAACTAAAATCTTTTTCAGACGAGAAAAATTGATCAATTCAGCATCACCAATTTTTAATTTTGACGATAGTCCATTAAAAACAAAATATTGATTTACAAATGATTGCTCGAAAAAATACAATGCTGGCCAATTTTTCATCATCCATTTTACATTTTCAAAATGTTTCTTCATTCTTTCGGTGTTCAAAAAAAGAAATTGCCCCGCATTTATTGCCAATATTTTTTCTGGGTTTTGCTGAATGAATGTTGCATCTCTTGTTGTTAAATACATCAAACCGTGTGTAATTGTGTATATCTTTTCAAATGATACGTCAACAGGAACTGCGCTATAAAACAATCCGTCTCCAAGTTCAACGTCAAATAGTATATTTAAATCTCTCAGACACAGGATATCACAATCTAAGAATAAAATTTTATTGTAATCTGAGATAAATTGGAAATCGTGTATATTCATTTTTTCCATTGATGCGCGAACCCCTGATATTGGTGATTCTTTTATCAAGAAGTGAATATTGAATTTGTCGTAGAAGATTCGCTGTTTAATTTTTTCTGCAAAAATTTCGTCAGTTATAAACAATATATCAAAATTTATATTTGGGGTATGTTTCAACACACCGTCCAACAGCATTTCAACCATGTCTAAATATGTATCATTTAAAAACAAAGTAAAATATAAAAGGTTCTTTGTTCCACTTGGCGCAGATGTTGGAATAAGATTTGCCTCGTCTATTTTTAAATACAAATCATTGAAGAAATTCTCTTTACCACCATCGTTATTTTCGTATGGAGAATTTTTGTTCTTGAGTAGCATCCGACCCATACCACGAATAAGTTCAATATTTTTCGTTGAAGTGTTGCTGGCCAGTGCTTTGATTTCTTCTATTAGCATATTTATAAATAATATTTTACCGCGTTTGTATCAAGATCATATTATTATATATATTAAACTCAAGACCTAAAACATTATTATAATAATTAAAAATTTACCATTTATTGGCTGGACACTTGCTGGCATCCAATCTCACTTTGGTGGTCATAAAACATCCACAAAGTTTGCAGCGTGCCGATGCTACTTCAAAACAAGTGCAAGTTGAACATATCTGCATACGAGATTGTGCTTTTTCTTCTGTTGCCATAAGTACGCCATTTTTTGCCATACCTTCTAAAGATTTCAATACAGACTCGCTCAAATTGAACATGAGGCTGATTGGATTGTTGTTCATTTTTACTTCTGGTTCATTGTTCATATGCTATAATTAAAGTTTTGTAATAATAATGACTGATAGGCATGACGTTAATATATAAATAATTGATGCGTTGTTGCGTAAGTTTGAATATACTCCAATTTTATTGCACCGTTGAGAGGATAACCGGCAAAATGTATCAACACCGTAGCGTCTGTATGTTTTTTACTATAATCCAACTGGCCGACGGACTGTGACATCAAAACCGGAGCATATTTGCTATTCGTCGCGCCCGTAACAACCACGTTCACACGCGTTTTTTCTGGGTTTTTTAGTTGCGGTGGGTATAAAACCATTATGTGTATGGGCTCAAGCAAAGGTATTTGGTCGGTCAAATCATTGAGCGCAAAATAATGGTTCATGAACGATTGTTCAAAGAAATATATTCCAGGCCACACGTTTTTCAACCATCGTACATTTTCAAAATGCAATTTCATGCGATGTGAGTTCAAAAATAAAAATTGACCAGCATTGAATGATATAACGTTTGTATTTTCGTCAATAAACTTTGCGTCTTTGTATGTAAGATACATCAAACCGTTAGTAGCAGATGTATGTGACGAGATTGAACCATTTGATTTTGTATTTAGTTTTTCTGGCGTCAAATCATAACTAAAAATCGTATTGATGTCTTTGATACACATTATGTCCGCATCCAAAAACAATATCTTTTCATACTCATTTATTCTATGATAATCATATATGCACAATTTATTAAATGATGCTTCTACTCCGTCTTCTGGAGTATCTATTATATGAAAATAACAATTGAACTTTTGTAGTATAGGTTTTTTCAATAATTCTTGTTTGAACTTTTCGTCTGTGATAAACAACACATCAAAGTTGATTGTTTCTGTGTTGTGAAAAATACTATTGAGAGACCATTCCAACATTTGTAGATATTCATCAGACAAAAATACTGAATAGTATATCAGATTTTTCCCAGTGCGATATATTTGGTCTGGTGTATTTCTTGTATCTTCTATTTTCTTATATAGGTGTTGACATATTATCTCTTTATCAACATCGTTGTCTTTATACAATGTATTCTCATTTTGTCGCATAACATGCGATGCAATGCGATTTATCAATGCAACATTTTCTGGTGTATTTGGGTTGGCGGCACGCCGCAGATTTTCTATTGCACTCATAGCTCAGGAATCAAGTCCCATAGTTGTTTCCAATTTATTAAACGATCTCTGTTTTCTTCAAATTGCATATGCAAAGCGAGGCTTGTTAATGGAGTAAATAATTGTATGTTTGGTTGTTGCCATACTTGGTTGATGGTTGAATCTTCACAAATTTCGGGATTAGATCCATAATTGTTAGCAAAATTCTCAAAATGTTCCCATCCGCGTCTAATTACGCCTGGTGTTGTAAAAAATGTGCAAGTGGTATAATAATTTGTACGCCAATGTTTGTTTTTTCCCAAAACCACATTGCATGGTGCTATGTTTCTGGGTGATATATAATTAGCAGGATCATCAAATGGATGAATAACTATGTCTTTTTTCTGACCAAGTTGTTCAAACGCGAGATTATAAAAACCCTCCATTTCTCCCAACATCATTGGAAGATGCAAATAATCATCTTCAACCAGATACACCAATGTTGCTTCACTGTCTCTGGCCAACTGAAAATATTGCAGTGTGGCATCATTATAGTTGTTATTTTGACGACAAATCATTTCAACTTTGTGCTGACTAGCTTGTAGAATTTTTGCAATGGAATTTATTGTTTCTGTTGAACTACCATCATCAACCACAGTCAGTTTGGTTTCATATGGACGATTGTTCGATGCAATCACAATGCTGGATAAACATTTTTTTATTAGAGTTAGTTTGTCAGTTTTGCAAAAACGTTCTTGTGTTGAACCATGCATATTTTTTACATCACATGTTTTTATAATAATATCTAGTTTCATAATTTCTTTAAATTCATCATATTGTGATTGACTTGTCAAGCATAAATATGTCTAATGATACAAAAATGAACGAAACAGAATTCAAAAGACAAAATGAAGGACTTGATGCAGCATTTGCATTGTCTGTCAAAGGAGATCTGGATGGTTCTGAAAAAATACTATCTAGTCTTGGCGACAATGATCCTAGAGTAAGATTTAATTTGGGTTGGCACAACATGCGGCGCGGCAATTTATTCAAAGGCTATGAAGGATTAAACTCTGGTAGAATTTTCGATGGATTTGGTGGTGCAAAAAATCCATATGGCACATTATACAATGGTCAGTCACTAAAAGACAAAACTTTGTTGTTTCATGGCGAAGGAGGTTTGGGTGATGAAATTATTAACGTGAGATTTGTCAAAGATTTTCATGAGCGTGGCGCAAAAGTATTATTGGGATGCAACAAAGAATTGTATCCAATATTTAAGAACATACCATATGTATCTGCTGTGATAGACAAGAATGTTTGTGTTCATAGTCATTATGATTATTGGGTACAAGCTATGTCAGCTCCATATGCTCTAAAATATGAATATAATGATTTGAGCGGCAAACCATATTTAAATTATTTTTCACCAAAATATTTACCCAACAAACACAATAAAATCAAAGTGGGATTGCGTTGGGCAGGCAGTCCAAAATTTGAGCATGAACAACATCGTCGATTTCCAACAAAACATATGCTTGAATTGACTGAACTAAAACAATTTTCATTTTATAGTTTGCAAAGAGATGATGATTTGTTGAGCACTGGACAATTTATAGATTTGAGATATGAAATGAAAACATGGCGTGACACTGCTGAAATTATATCTGGACTAGACTTGATAATAACATCTTGTACATCTGTGGCTCATTTGTCTGCTGCTATGGGCAAACCAACATGGATAATTGTACCTGCGTTGTCATATTATATGTGGGTATTACCAGGAAACAAAAGTCCTTGGTATGATGGTGTGACATTATATCGCCAAACAGAATATAACAATTGGAACGCTCCGTTTGAGCAACTAAAGAAAGATTTGAGCAATTACAAAGTATAAGTTATACCTTGTTTGTCACATTCATCTTTTCCAATAAATGGTATATTAGCATCTATCCATTGTAGATCAATTGATATTGGATTTTGTGTATCAACGCCCAACATTTCTGGCGTATCTGGAAACATCAATGCTTTTGTGATTGGATTTATTGGTCGCATATCTATAATAGGATATTTTATTGTAGCAATTAAAAATTTCACAGTGTCTGCTTGAACAAGATTATACATCTTTGTTTCTGTGTTGCTGATATGTTCATGATGCCAACCATATTGAGAAGATTCGTATGCAGCATTTCCATATTTATTGAAAATTTCATTGCGAACTTCACCAATTGGTGTACCTGCTTCTGTGTCATAGTATGGGCTTGGCATAAAATTAATAATGTATATAAGTAATTATGTTATGTTGAATAATTAGCTGCTGTTAGATCATATCTTACACTACGTCTTTTATAAGATAAAAACCGAGTCCTGGGTTTTGCCGAATTAATTTGGTTGCACTCCCACCGCTGTAAATGGTGCTGTATGTAGTGGTGCCGTAACTGTTATAAAATACCACATTTCCGGATGTTGTAATCACCGGATATCCCGAAACACCGTTTATAGTTGGATAAAAATCAGACGTCGAATCAATCATTAAGGCTTTGTGAAAAGTATTTGAACTCATTTGCACAGGAGAACTGACAGTCGTAGCGGGATTGACTCCGTATGTAATACCACCCCAGCCCCATAGCGTGCCATCAGTTTTTATCGCACGCGGTCCATAGTAGCCCCCCGCTTCAACGGAGTTCCAACTGGTTCCGGCACCAACTTGAATTGGACTGCTTTTGTCCACGGTCAAGCCGTTGCCCAAATCACCGTACGCGCCATACCCCCAACTCCACAATGTGCCATCTGTTTTTATAGCATGTGTGGTACCGGTAAATCCGCCCGAACTTAATTTCGCCCAATTGGTTAGGGTGCCAACTTGGGTTGGACTGCTGCGACTTGTTGTGTCTCCTAACCCCAATACGCCGTAACCACCGTTCCCCCAAGCCCACAATGTGCCGTCAGTTTTTATCGCAAATGAGTTGTTGCCGGTGTTGCTCGCAATTACTGTTGCCCAATTGGTTCCAGCACCAATTTGAACTGGACTGCTTTTGTTCGCAGTTGTTCCGTCACCCAGCTGACCATTTGCGTTATAGCCCCACGCCCACAATGTGCCGTCAGTTTTTGTCGCCAATACGTGATATCCAAGCCCAGACACACTGACCGATCTCCAGGTTGTTCCAGCGCCAATTTGGGTTGGAGTGCTGCGATTTACACCGTTTCCTTGCCCCAACTGGCCATACAAGTTGCTACCCCAAGACCATAGCGTGCCATTTTTCTTTACTCCAATCTGCATCGAACGTCCATAACTAGCATTTGCAAGATACCAAGCGCCCGCGCTTCCGTATGCGCCACCGTCGCAATCTACGCAGTCCTGACCACCGGGTGCGGCGTCGCCACCGGCACCAAAACTAACAAAACCGGAACTTATTCCTGCATCTGTTGTATAATACCCACTGGTATTGGTACCACCAAAATTCTCCAAATAAATCGCGGCAAATAAGCCGGTGGGATGCTCGCAGATACACTGGCCATACTCATCGGGATTACCACAACAACCGCAGTTATCATCAGTAGTAAGCTCGCAGGCACCGATGTTTTCATTTTGACCTAGACCATCAAAATATCTACCAAACGCTCTGTATCCAATTGTGTCTATTACTCCTTCATATGCATAAACTATTGCAGCACTTTTTCCATATCCATCACTCAAAGATATTGCACCACTTGATTTATTAAATAAAGTTCTTACTGCTGCATCATTTAATGTTATTACAGCAGTGGCTGAATACCCCAGTTCGGTATTTACCATACTCATTGAAATTGGACCTGATGCTGGTAGTGCCATGTATATTTATATATAACCGCTATTGTATATTATTTTTAGCTGGTTGTTGGAAATCCTGGAAATGGTATGAATGATTGTGAAGCTTCGTCCCATAGCTTAGGCAGTCCATCAGTTGGCCATGCCACAGGTGGCACAAAGCTGACAGCAGTTTCGTCCCATACCCATGATGCTGGATGACTGGCAGCTAATGCATTGGCACGAGCTTCTGCAATTTGTTCTGGTGTTGGTGGTGTATTTGAGATTCCTGGTATGTCTGGCATGATGTTTTGATGTGTTTTTTGTTTTAGTTTTTTAACGCCGCTAATATTTAACGCTTATATATAACTATATTTGTATTTGTAAATTTACAATACATACGATAGATTTATTTTTTCTATTATTTTTATAATCTATTTATTTTTTGCTGCAAATCTACTATCATAGAATTTTGTTCTTTGATAGCTTCAATAAGTAGTGGAATAAGTTTTTCATATCTTACTGTCATATATATTGGATCAATTGGAGCAGCTGCAATAATTTCTGGTAATATTGCTTGTACTTGTTGAGCAGATACACCCACTTCTTTTTGTTTTGTATAACCAAAATCTAGTGCAGTTTGATTTGGCTCAAAATAAAATCCATTAAGAGACAATACTTTATTTAGTGAATCTGGAATATTACCAAGATTATTTTTAAGACGATCATCAGAAAAATATGCAGTAACATTACCTATAGCAGTAATGTCACCAGTCACGGCCAATGAACCTGTTATAATTGTATTTCCATTAACATCCAATTTAGCATTTGGTGTTGTTTTAGATATACCAACATTTGTAGCATTGTCATATAATACACCAGTTGATAATGTTGTTGCACCAGTAAATCTTGCTACATAACTTGCTGTGCCGCCAGATATGGTGCCAGCTCCGCTGCTGCCACTTGAACCGCTGGTTCCGGCTGCTCCGGTTGCTCCGGTTGCTCCACCAGCTCCGTTGGCTCCACTGGTGCCACTTGAACCGCTTGTGCCGTTTGCTCCGTTGGCTCCGTTGGCTCCACTGGTGCCACTTGAACCACTTGTGCCGTTGGCTCCGTTTGCACCACTGGTTCCACTTGAACCTCTGCTGCCGCTGCTGCCGCTGGTGCCACTTGAACCGCTGGTTCCGGCTGCTCCGGTTGCTCCGGTTGCTCCACCAGCTCCGTTGGCTCCACTGGTGCCACTTGAACCGCTTGATCCGTTTGCTCCGTTGGCTCCACTGGTGCCACTTGAACCACTTGTGCCGTTGGCTCCGTTTGCACCACTGGTTCCACTTGAACCTCTGCTGCCGCTGCTGCCGCTGGTGCCACTTGAACCGCTGGTTCCGGCTGCTCCGGTTGCTCCGGTTGCTCCACCAGCTCCGTTGGCTCCACTGGTGCCACTTGAACCGCTTGATCCGTTGGCTCCGTTGGCTCCACTGGTGCCACTTGAACCGCTTGTACCGTTTGCTCCGTTGGCTCCACTGGTTCCGCTTGAACCTCTGCTGCCGCTGCTGCCGCTGGTGCCACTTGAACCGCTGGTTCCGGCTGCTCCGGTTGCTCCACCAGCTCCGTTGGCTCCACTGGTGCCACTTGAACCGCTGGTTCCGGCTGCTCCGGTTGCTCCACCAGCTCCGTTGGCTCCACTGGTGCCACTTGAACCGCTTGTGCCGTTGGCTCCGTTGGCTCCACTGGTGCCACTTGAACCTCTGCTGCCGCTGCTGCCGCTGGTGCCACTTGAACCGCTGGTTCCGGCTGCTCCGGTTGCTCCACCAGCTCCGTTGGCTCCACTGGTGCCACTTGAACCGCTTGTGCCGTTTGCACCACTGGTTCCACTTGAACCACTTGTGCCGTTTGCACCGCTGGTTCCACTTGAACCGCTTGTGCCGTTGGCTCCGTTGGCTCCACTGGTTCCACTTGAACCACTTGTGCCGTTTGCACCGCTGGTTCCACTTGAACCGCTTGTGCCGTTGGCTCCGTTGGCTCCACTGGTTCCACTTGAACCACATGTGCCGTTTGCACCGCTGGTGCCACTTGAACCGCTTGTGCCGTTGGCTCCGTTGGCTCCACTGGTTCCACTTGAACCACTTGTGCCGTTTGCACCGCTGGTGCCACTTGAACCGCTTGTGCCGTTGGCTCCGTTGGCTCCACTGGTTCCACTTGAACCACTTGTGCCGTTTGCACCGCTGGTTCCACTTGAACCGCTTGTGCCGTTTGCACCGCTGGTTCCACTTGAACCGCTTGTGCCGTTGGCTCCGTTTGCACCACTGGTGCCACTTGAACCGCTTGTGCCGTTTGCACCACTGGTGCCACTTGAACCGCTTGTGCCGTTGGCTCCGTTGGCTCCGCTGGTGCCACTTGAACCGCTTGTGCCGTTGGCTCCGTTGGCTCCGCTGGTGCCACTTGAACCGCTTGTGCCGTTTGCACCACTGGTGCCACTTGAACCGCTTGTGCCGTTTGCACCACTGGTGCCACTTGAACCGCTTGTGCCGTTGGCTCCGCTGGTGCCACTTGAACCGCTTGTGCCGTTTGCACCACTGGTGCCACTTGAACCGCTTGTGCCGTTTGCACCACTGGTGCCACTTGAACCGCTTGTGCCGTTGGCTCCGTTGGCTCCGC